TAATACACCTTGCATTAAGATTGGTAAAAGAGGACTATCTGGACCTAGAGTTTTCATTAAATTGATGAATTGTTGCTGTTCTACCTCACGAGCAAGCATACCTAGAGTAGAACTAGGGATAAACTTCCAGTCTTGTGCTTTAAAGTGATCAGGATCAAACTGCATGAACCTCCAAGCTGCCTTTTCAACGAATGGAATAAGGAAACTGTCTTGGAAATTAACTAAAGTACGTTTATTTTTCTTGATAATGGCAGAAAGAGCAAACGACATGTTAGCACCTTCAGGTTGAGACTGCATTCCTGCAGTATCCATAGTACCTGTAGCCTGTAATAACATCTGTTCGAACTGTTGTGCTGTCTGAATGTTAGCTCCATCTACTGAACCAAACTTAAATGGCATCAGAATTTCAGCAGGATTACCATTAGTAAGGATAGTTTTACCTGGACGTACCTCAAACTTACTACCACGAGGTAGACGAGTAGCATCCATAGCCATCATAGGCACGGTTGCAAGGGCTAAACTATCTAAGTGGCTACGTAACTGTGCATCAATTGCTTTCTGCATGTTGTAGCCCTTCTCTGCAACTCCACGACCCCAGAATCTGTTAGGGATTGTATCATCTTGATAAGCTACTACAGGACGATCTTTCATCATGTAAGGAGTTTGTTCTGCTTTTAGAAGAGAGGTCTCATTAGCAATAACTACTACTGCTTCTACTAGATCTCCATATTCTTCCATCAAGTCACTTACATCACCTGATTCTTCTTCCTCACCAAACAAACTAACAATATCACCATCTTCTTTAAGAGCTGATTCTAGTAGATTTTTAGGAACGAGACCATAGTATCGTAGTACTCGAATCTTGTCATCATCATAAGCTGTATCAATTGAGCTAGGTTCTAAGTCACTATCTGGAACTGAGTCATCACCTAGTGATTTAACATCACGATATATACCTTGACTAATAGCTTGAGCTACTGCATGAGCAGATACAAACTCTTCAATAGCTACACCCATTGCATCTTCAATAGAAGTAGCATTAGGATCTATAAGGAAGTTCTGAGGATTGATCGGACGTAGAGCTACTCGTACTTTCTCTACTTCTTGTACACCAATAGCAGATACATCTAAACCTTCAATAGGTTGAGTGGTAGGGTATAGTTCTTTAGTCTTCTTAACAGTAATCTCACCGATACCTGTACCATAGATAGAAGCTAGAAGGATTACATCTCCAACTGCTTTACGAACCTTGTTCTTCTTGAAACACTCCTTCATGTAGTTCTTCATGTACTCTACATCTGAAGGATCATTATCTTCCATGTCATCTTCAATGTCGAATAGGTAATCACCTTGACCAAAGACTGCTTCTTCTATCTCTGCTGTATGGTTCTCAATAGCTTGTTGTAGTGCAGGAGAAGTAATACGACTACGCTCTGACTCTCTTACTTTGTCTTCAGCAGCCCAGATACCACGCCATAGACGTTCGTATTCTTTCCAATCAGATAGATAATTATCATCTCGATGATCTCGCCACTCGGAAACATTATCGTTAATCCAATCTACTAGTTTATTAGAACTCATTTTAATATCCTGTTATGTTATCTAAAGGTTCGTACGACTCTTCACTATCGTAATCGTGGAAGTATTCTACTATCTGTATCTGATCTATGTATGCTACCGCATCTATTAAGTCATCGTGCAACTGTGAGTTAGGAAAGTTAACTAACTGATCAATGAACTCATTGTTCCAAGACCCATAGTTTAACGAGACCTTTCCGTGTTCAAAGCGACCTTGGAGAGCCCAGACAATTCGATCTGTTTTCTTTTGATTACCGTGAGTAACGTCATCAATCCTAAAGTAGTGATTGTGCCTACGCATAAGGTCAGTAAGGTAAGGTAATGCAGCATTCTTTAGACTCCCTTTTTCAATACCTACAGCTACGGGTTCGTACTTAACAACTGCAGACATTATCTGAGAACAGGTCTCTTTAATGTCCCACCTACCATGTAATACATCTGCTATCCACCAACCACCATCGTGGACCTTAACTACAGCTATAGCCGTTTCGTCAAGCTTTTTATTTTTATTACCTGACTCTCTATCCACGTTGATAAAGCCAGCCAAGTCAACTGCAACGAAATAACGACCTTCACTAGGTTCTTCTTCATCGATGTGCACCCATTCCTCTTTAAATAAATCCCTACTTGCTGCTTCAAACGAAGCCATGAACTCTTGTCTAAACGCAAAGCTAGACATAGATAACTTAGCTGCTTCGATCTCATCTTTTGGAAGAAGAGGATTATCATAAGAAGTGTAGTGAAACGACTTCCAATCCTTGTCCTTCTCTCCCTCAGAGTATTTGAATAACTCGTAGAAGTGGTTCCTACCTTTAGGAGTACCAATAAATAAAGCACCACCTCGTACATCTGCTAACGCTGGTCTCAAGATCTGTTCAAACACTTGAGGTTTCATGTCAGCGTACTCATCGATCACTACATATGCTAAACCAACACCCCGAAGAGTATCTGGTCTATCTGAACCCTTGAGATAAATCTTACGTCCATTAACAAGAGTTAACACCGAAGTGTTCTCGTGGGCAGATGCTGTCACATCTCGTGCTATCTCTTTTAGAAGAGACCAGAGAATATCTCTTGCTTGCTGATAAGTAGGTGCTACGTAGAACACATCCTTCTCAGTACTCTTTAGTGCCTCAATGATCAAGGTCCAAGCTGCTAGACGAGACTTACCAAAGCGTCGACCTGCTGCTACTACTTTGAACCTATGTGGATCGTTGAATATTTCTAACTGTTTATCGTGAAGCTTTACCTGAAGATTAGCCATCTATTGGCTCCTCCTCTTGTACATACTCAGCTTCTATAGGATCTTCGTTTTCTTTTATACCTACTTCACCTACGCCCATGATCTGAATAGTAATCCCCTTGTTACCCTTATTCTCTTTCTCAAAATAAGATGTAGGGATCATACGATCTATAAGCAGTTTGAGACAAGCCATCTGATCAGAGTCGTTGTCATCTAAAGCTTTGTCCATTACTTTCTTTACTACAAGAGTACTCTTACCTGTGAGCATAGCAGCAAGAATCTCTTGCGACTTAGCCTTAGTCTTCTCTGGTAGAATAGCTGGTGGAGTATAGTCCCTTTTAGGGGGAGCAACCTTAACGGTTAACCCAAGAGCAGCTCTAATCTTGTTAGTCTCCTCTCTACTTCTCCTACCTTTTCTACGAGGCTTTTGTGTAGCCTTTGCCGTATCGTTTACTTCTTCCATTAGTTGTTCCCTGGTTTAGACCTCTTGCGTTTTACTTCTTTAGCTGCATTCGCTTTAGCCGAGACGACTCGTATGTTAGACTTCTTAGTAGATCCACCAGAGTCTAAAGGTTTCTTGTGATCAGCTTGCCTAGGATCCCCTACTTTAAGTCCAGCTTCTTTACGAGCTTTGTTACGAGCAGCACGGTCTTTAACACGCTTCTTACTTTGCTCGTGTTCCCAGTCTAACTCTTTTTTATAATCTCGTTTGCCGTTCGTCATGTATGGCATGTCTCTCGCTCCGCTCGATCCACTAAAGAGTGGACTTAAATAATTTACTAACTATGTAATCATTATAACACAGAAGAAACTAAAAGTCAAGCAAATTATGCTCACTGCGTTCGCAATTCTAGAAGAAAGATTTATTTTAAGAGTTTGCTATGTGGAATATTGACTTTTATAGAAAAATATGCTATAATAGAACTATATAGTAAACACAAAGTAAAACTAAAACCTAAATCTAGTATTTAGATTAAGAGATACTTTGAGTAATGTCTCAGATCTATATAGTCTCTAGTCAATTCCCTACTCTTTCGTCCACTAGAAGCACATTATGCTTAGGGTACGTTCTATTTTACCCTTTGTTGTGTGTGGTGTGATACATCTTAAATTCTTTTAACTTCATGCATTACACCCCCCCCCTATCTAGTTCTATGTAGCACTCTGTCTTACCTTCGGTAAGTTAAAGACAGAAGTGATTGACCTATGTGTAGTATACGATGTAGTATCTATGTAGTATACTCATACTCTATCTAACTCTCTTACTATCCTTCTTTATGTAATCTTAATTGTCTAATTTATTTTAGCAGATGGATATGGATGATGTGGTGCACATAGAGCTATACATATGTAGTATCTACACTATCTACATAATACTTTGTAACTATTACATATTGTAATATATGTTGTTGATTATTAAAGTATTTAAAAGCTCCAGCGCAACGATTGCTTCTTCGTCTCACTAAGTTGTTCTAAAGACAATTGATTTAGTCAATCTTTATATTTAAATACCTGATATCGATGTGCACTTTAAGTAACTTCTAAGCATCAATATCAGGTTGCCATTGACTAAATCAATCATCTTAAGAACAGCTAAAGTTCACCTCACTACATATTGACTAGTCTGTCTCGTTGCTTTCCTTGACTTCAACCAGCACTGCCCGTTAGGGCTATATATGGCAAACCACTTCGTTATGCGAATTATACAGGCTATTAACTTTGAAGTAGTAAATGACTTTCACTTCGTGAATTTTCTTTGTTGGACAACAACAAAGAAAACCGCAGCTTACGCTGTTCTTATGAAACAATTTAATTGCTAACGATTACTTATTAATAACTTCTATTAGATTATAGATTGTGTTTGAGTGTGACAATTAAGACCAATTAAATTCTTTCAACGAATCATTGACAACTTCAAAGTTAATGGTGTCCATGACGCCTAACAAAGCGGTATGCCTTATATAGCTTTGTCTTCTTTATATTAAAAAAGGAAATATTATGGAAAACTTAATCTTGTTATTAGTATTTATTGGTTGTTTGTGTGGTATCTTTTGTATAGCTGATTTATGTGTTACACTTATAGCTAAACGAAAACATGCTAAACATTCTAAACTTAATGGTTTCAATTATAAATTATAATCGGAGTATATCACATGTCTGAATTAGAAGAAAACTTAGTAGAACATGGAAGTCACTTGAACGCTATCTTACATTATTGTGAACAAGTTCCTAAAACACACGATGGATTTACAGATATAAATGTAATTAAACTTAGAGCTTTAGCTAAAGATTTACATTTCAAAGTATATAAACTAGCTCATCCTTTGTATCAAGCAGATGCAATGGAAAGATTAGCTGAAATAACAAAACTAACTAGTTAACAACCGAACGAGGTAGCGGTTACTACCTCACTTTATCATTTAATTAAAAGGAAATAAATCATGTCAAACGCTACACTTAATACTTCTAGCTTTACCTTTCAAACAATTATCGATGGTGAGAAAGGTGAAACCTTACAACATCTAGGTGCTCGTAACTTGTTATGGCACATCGGTGGTGCTATTGCTCGTCACCCTGTAACTAATGGTTACGGTTTAACAAAAGAACAAATCATTGAGGGTGGTGAGATTGCTTTCACTCCAGATGATGCACCTAAACCACAACCTGCAGACCTTGGCACATTGGTAGATGCATTCACCTACTTGACTAATCGTCTAACAGAACTAGCTGAGTTTGAGGATTATGATACACGAACAGGTGCACCAATCAATCCATTCGCTTGGTATAACATTCCAACACTTGAGAGCTATGTTCGTAACTTCCAGAACTACAAAGCAGGTCGTGTTAACACTCAGCGTCAAGACCAAGCTAAAGCACTAGGTATCAAGACTGATATCCCTTTGAAAGATGTATCATCAGAAGTTGATGAGTTGGTAGCAAATGCTATGGCAGAGATTAGCGGTGTATATGACAAAGAATGCACATTGCAAGATTTAGAGGAAGCTATCGCAGAGTTAAAGATTGATCCTCTGTATATCATTCATCAATCAGCCGTAGGTATGCTAGATCGTGCTAAGTCAGCTTTGATGGCAGGTAAAGCAGGTTATATAGACCCTGAGATTCTAGCCTTTGCTCGTTGGACTTGTCGTCCTCAGCAAGGTATGGTAGCACCGCAAGACTAAGTAAGTGTAGCATACAAGCCCACCAGAACATCGGTGGGTTTTTTTATTTGAGGTTATAAAATGCCACTCGCTCATATACATTCGCTCGTCTCTTACGCTCTCTATCGTTCGCTCTATTGCCCTCACCAACTGGTTCGGGTAGGTCAAAAGCCTAGGACGGTCATGACTGGGGCAAACAAGATATATTCTAAATAAGGATCCTATATGAAATTACTATTAGGTTTAGTAAGTGTATTAATTATTCTAGTATCTGTTGACTTATCTTCAAATGTGTGCTATGTAGTCCTAACAGATAGAAATGGGCAAGAAACAATCCTAACAGGAAAGGATGATTACTATGTTAATCTCGAAGTATTCGACTGACACTCTCAACGAGATGTATTGTCATTTGTATTTTAAGAAGTTTAATAGACTTCCTAAAAGTAGTAGTAGTATTGACCGCAAGACCTTGATACAGTTAGTATCGAGTTTATCAACTAAGGAGCAAGTAAATGAGACCGTTTACCCAAAGTCAATTTAGGAACTATGATTATGAAATCCCTAATCTACATCCAGACTTTAAGATGGAGATACAAGAGGGCTACAATAGTTATGGAACAGAAGTAACACTTAAGAAGTATTATGTCAAAGGTAGTGCTATGGCTCTTACAAGAGATATGGCAATTATCAATGAAGAATGGTATCATCTAATATCAATTAGTCATACTGGTTGGTATCGTGACTACAATTCAACTATAGCAGCAGCTGCTGGCTTAGTTAAGATTCGTAACAGTTGGGATGGTGAGCATGCTGTAATAGATGCTATGTATTACAAATCCAATCCCGTTAAACTAACTTCTAAGACTGGGGCACTTCGTAAGGGTATTTACAAAGCAGTATCTAAGCGTCTAAACTCAGAGAGATGGTGTAAGAGTGGTTACACTCATGAGTTACTTAACATAGCTATATCTGCTCAACCTGATGCAATTGTTGCAGATCCTGATGCTCTTGTAAACCACATGAGCAACAACTACAACATAGAGTTATTCAAATGCCACTTGACAGGGGCAGTATTACCTTATTACTTAGGTAGAAACTATGAGTTCTCTGAGGGTATTCGTCAGATAAATGGTGCTCTTTCACCTACTGATTATGGATTCTCTCGTCACGAGTATCGTCACGGTTATATCTTTCTTCGTGATGACGAGTGCTTCATTCAAGGTAGGGTATACAAACGGGATGAAGTTACTATGTGTGAGTGTCCTGTATGTCACAATGAAGTGCCTGACTTATCTATCATAGATGGGGCATGTTTCAAATGTAATGAGAATCTATATAAGATTCATAACTATAGCACCAAGGTTCCTGAGCTTCTT